ACATAAATCCAGCACGATTTAATTGCGTGGCGCTAACGATTGGAATGTTCCATTCAACTGCAAGACCTCTCAATTCTTCTGCAATAGCCTTGACTACAAAATAAGATCCTGCATTAATGTTATTACGATACCGTGTTGAAACACAAAGGTTTAAGTAGTCCATGAATAAAATGTCTGGTATAAACCCCTTCTTGATCTTCAGTTCGTTCATCAACGCACGAAAGTTGGTAACAGATGCAGTTGCAGTAGGATATTCCTTAATAATCAGTTTTCCTTTAATCTTATCTCTTAATTTCCCTATCTTTTTATGATATGATTCTTTAGGCATATCTTTTAACATATCCATTGGAATATTCATAAGATTTGCATCAATCCGTTCTGCAATCCGTTCTTCTGCCATTTCCAGAGAAATATAAAGAACATTTAAATTATCAGATAAACAGTTTGCAGCCATATGACACATGAATAGGGATTTTCCTATTCCAGTACCAGCAAGTGCAATATTGAGCGTTTTTCTCGGCAATCCCCCAGCTGTAATTTTATTAAAATATTCTAAATCGAATGGTATCTTTTCTTCTTTTTTCCGATAGAAATTAAACCGCTCATCAGAATTATCAAGATAGTCATGGCCGATATGAGTATCAAAACTAACGGAAAGAGCGTCACTAAGAATAGTAGGGATAGCGTCTTTGGTATGATCTGATTTTTTAGTCTCGTCAAAAATCCCGATTGAGTCTGTAATTGCGTTGTAGAGTGCTTTGTCCTGGCAGAATTTCTCACTTCGTTCCAATAACCATGCAAGTCCTTCTTTGTCTTTATCCGAATGATTTTTCTCCGCATCATTCAATACCTCCGTTGTACTAGAAAAATGTTCTTCAGTTAAATCATTTCTTTCTTTCAGTTCAATGACAAGGGCCTCTTTGCTGGGAGGATTAGAATACTTATCAAAATACTTTTTTATTTCTTGAAAGATTGCTTTATCTGTAAATTGAGTAAAATATTCATCTTTGAAAAATGGAAGTGTTTTTCTCGCATATTCTTCATTATATAACAGGCTTCGCAAAATGATACTTTCTAGTCGTTCCATCTTCACTTTCCTCTTTCTGTTTTTCAAGTTCTTCACCAAGAATGTGAATATAAATCTGTCCTAACATAAATTCAAACTCTTCTCCTTCTTCATCAGTAAATTTTTTGTCCTCAAAATCTGGTGGAATCCCAATCATTTCATATTCATATCGGGCTTTAGTTGTTCCATCATCATTGTCCTTATCTGCCATTTGGAATCGACCAAACGCAACAGTGATTCCTGCAAATGGCCCATGCTCAATAAATGCACAACACCGATCTTGTCCTTCTGGGTCAGGAATTATCTTGTGATATTTCTTGATCTGTTCCAGTGTCATTTCCACTTGGTCTACCATAATTATACTCCGTTTTTGCATAATTGTCAAGTTGATTTAATACATCTTCTGTAAAATATTTCTCTGGATCTGCAAGAATCTGCTTTCCAAACATTTTAGATCCGTCTGGAAGTTCAAACCTTGTTGATACCTTCTTGAATATTCCTGCAGCCTCTGCAAATTCCAGAAGACCATAATATTTGTGCAATCCCCCCTCATATGTCAGAAGAACATCAACCATTTTATTTTCTCTTGATAGTCTGGATTTGTGCATCTTGCAATGGATCACATTTCCAATTACTTCGGTTCCCTCTTTTTCTTTTCGCTTTGAGAGGAACACGATTGAAGATGCAGCATAGTGAATTGCCTGTCCTCCACCCATCACCTTTTGTGGAAACATTGAACCAATCTGATCATATACATGATTCGTTACTACAAATGGAACATTCACCTTTGCAAGCATGAGAGTCAATACCCGAAATGTTCCCTTGAGAACTTGTGCTTTAGTCATATCACGAACATTCTTACCATCTGACATATCTGTTAATTCTTTTTCAGTAGATAACATTCCAAGAGAATCGAGACATAGCATCAATGGTGGTCTTGGTTCTGACTCTTCTCCATATTTTTCCAAAATCTTGACTGCTTGATGACGAAATTCTTCAACGGAAGAAACTGGAATATGAATAACTCTTTTTGTATCAATCTCTCGTTCTTTCAGCATATCGGTTGTTATTGCAGATTCCGATTCAAATATAATCACTCCTGCATTTTCATCCATTTCCAAAAAATGTTTTACCAAACCCAATGTAAAAAATGTCTTTCCTGTGGCCGGATCTCCTGCGATTGCAGTAATTTTGTTTGCAGGAAGTCCACCAAAAATCGATCCAGATAGAAGTGCATTAAACACATACGAACCAGTATCAACAAACCGTTCTACATCTCCCCCAAATATACCATCTTCTACTACATTTGCAAATTCATTACCAGATGCCTTTGCAAGTTCCTTCATATAATTACTCATAATTTACCTTATTTTTATATTAATTTTTCACCATTTAGAGATTTTTCAAATATAACTCCTAAACAAAATGCCATCACCGTAAAAATAATTCCTCCGATGATCATATTGGTTGGGTATATAGATATTAAATCATTTGCTAATGTCATACACAGATCCATATTATGCCTTTCTATAATAAATTAAAAAGGACAACCACTCACAGCTGAACAAAATCCGTGAGGTTTATCCCAATGATATATGGTTGAACTAATTAATGCAATCCATATTGAATTTTTCCATAACCAAGACCATGTGAGCCATGGAAGAAATGGAATTATTACTTCCAATCCCATATTAATATTCTCCTTTTAACGGAATTACGTGTCTTACTCCACCTTTTGGATAAGGAGTATCACCTTTTCTTCTAGGGATCATATGTACATGAGGCCACATTACTGATTGTCCTGCAACTTCATTTTGATTGATTCCCACATTAAATCCTTCCCATTTATAATCAAGTATTCCTCTTACTCCCCAATCGTATGCATATGCAAAACAATCTGTAATATTTGATCGTTTATCTCTATTTTTAGGAACGAATAAAAGATGTCCTTCTGTTACTGGATATCCATCTTTGTATACTACATAATCTTCATTTTCATATACAATATGTTCATCGGGCCAAGGAGCATCCTCATATGATCCTAATTGTGATGATTCAATTTTCATGATATTTTCCCCATTTCTTGTACCTTATCACATAGCCCCAATTTCTTGGCTTCTTTTGCATCTAACCACACATCATGTGCAGGCATAAGTTGAGATCGAATTTTTTCCTCTTTTAATCCTGTACATTTTTTATAATGATTCATCAATCGTACAGTAGTCAAATCAAACTCTTTCACCCGAGCAAACAATTCATGTTCTTTTCCCCAACTTCCCCACGAATATTGATGAGATAAAATTGATGTATTTGGAGTAAGAATCCGTCTACCCTTTGTTCCAGTAATGAACATCAATAATCCACATGATGCAATCATTCCCATACCGATTGTACGTATTGGAATCTTAGATCCCATCATAACATCAAGTAATGCAAAACACGCATTCAAATCTCCGCCAGGAGAACAAATCCCCAAAGTCAATTCTTTGTGTTTCTTTTCTTTAGCAAAATTAGCTGCAATAATCCAATTGATTATAGGTGACATTGTTTCCATTGTAACATCACCCATGAATACATGAAATCCTCTTTGAAATAAATCTGCGTTAGGATCTGTTGTACTTTGTGGTTTTTGACCTTTTTCTTCTTCTGTCATTTTTTCCTTATCCAAAAAATTCAGACAAATCTGATACATGTTCAGTTTTCCATCCAACCGAATTCATTACAGATGCCATTGGTTCGATGAATGCTTTGTTAAATTGTAAATCATAATCAATATAATCTTTTAGATCAAACTCTTCTGGTAAATTATTAAGTATTGCAATAACCGTATCACCTACTGGATTGGGTTTCTTGAGATATGCAAACTTTATTTTTTCTCCATCCTTGATAGTAGGATAAGAATGTAATAATTTTTTCTCTTTCAATAATTTATTGTAAATCAATGCACCTTTTACATGAATGGGTGTGCCTTTCTTGTAAAGATGGGCCGCGTCATAATACTTAGATATTCCACGAACTGATCGTGGAAAGAAAATATCTTCTGCATTCAATGTACTGAATTCTTCACGAAATTTATCAATATAATCTATTGCATCTTTTTCAGTTCCATTCATAATAATCTTGAATATGTCCTTCATCTTCTGTTTACAAGCAGCAGGAGTTGAAGAACGAATGGCCTCAATTCCCATAATCTTGAGTTGTGGTTCTTCATATCTTACTCCTTCAGAATCATACACATTCATAATGTATCTTTTCTTAGAAGTCCAAAGTGCCTTGTCTGCAAGATTCTCACGTTTCATGACCATCTTCTGATCATATGCATTCATGTAATCTTTTAATCTCTGATAGGATTTGTCTATTATTTTTTCCATTTGTTCAGAACAAACCGTATCAAGAAAATCAATTACTTTGTTCTTGTCTAACTCTTTATCACCATAAACAGATTGAACCAACTTATCCATAGTAATGTAAACCGAATCTGTATCTACTGCCACTACATAATCTTCATCCGTTTTAAGAAGTTCGTTGAGATATCGATTGATTTCTTTCTCTATCCACTTGATGGATAATTGTCCAGAAGTAGTAATAGCTTCTGCAATCCGTTGATCAAAGAAACGAAAGTGCTGATTCCCCATCGCACCAAATGCAGAGTTGAGTGTAATCTTTAAATTCATTTGTATATTATAATACTTAGAAATTAAATTTCTTAACTCAAATCTTTTTTGGGTATCTTTTTCTTTTTGTAATTTCTTCTTTGTATCAATCATCATGCCTTTATATTTGACACGATCATCATATATTTGTTGCATCATCTCGGGCAAAAATCCCTGTTTATCTATTCGATAAAATTCATTATTGGGAGTATAAGTAACTTTATATTTTTTTAGATTTAATAATTGAGATTGATCTACCAGACCTTCTACTCCTGGCCTTGCATCTTTGATCTCCTGCAACTCACTTGGAAGTTCATCCGTAATCAATGTCTCTGGTGAAAGATTATACTGCATGATCAGATGAGGATACAGAGAATTTAAATCGAAATTCACAACCCAATTATGAGCTCCAAGAATTGGTTCCTTCACATATGCACCTTCAAATTGAGTAGATTTGTGTGAAGTTGTTTTGGGTGGAATTACAGTGTTTTTTCTAAGAAGATGATTGTAAATTAGTGTATCCCACATTCGTACTTGTCCAAATGTATTTCCATAATTGACTTTACAAAGATATGCAAGAGAAATCACCATCTCAAGCAATTTCATCTTATTTTCAAGTTGTTCCACCAATTCTACATCTTTAATATTATAATCAATGAATTTTTGATAATCATTTTTATAGAGAAGATGTAATGTGCCTCGTTCCGAATAATCTAATTTCTGTTCTCCCAATTCAACATTTGCAATATGATCGAGTCGATAAGATTCTTGATTTGTGTAAGTAAATTTTTTGAAAAGTGCCAAATAATCAAGAGTTTCTACACCATATATTTCATAAGTTTGAAGTTCCCGGCCACCCAAACCAAACATCATATATTCACGTAATCTTCTCCAAGGAGAAAGTAATCGATATGGATTCTTTTTCTCATCAAACAATCGTTTTGCACGATTCACTAGATATGGAATATCAAATGTATCAATATTCCATCCTGTTACAATATCTGGTGACTCTTTATCCCACATCATGAAAAACTTTTCAAGAAGTGCCCGTTCACTTGAGCATTTTAAATAGAATATATTTTCACGTTTATTCTGATAATCACCGCATCCAAAAACATAGCAATTATTTCCTATCTTGAAAGTAATCGCAGTTACTACTTCAAATGCATTCTCTACACTAGGAAATCCATTCTCTGAGCCCACCTCAATATCAAGATATGCTATTTTAATTTGAGATATATCATAATTGATATGTTCTTCTGGAAAATGTTCTGCAATAAAAGAGAATTCAAACTTATCATTACCGTAAATTTTGAAGTTATCAACTTCTTTATATTTTGCAATGAACTCCCGACAATCTTTCATTGTACCTGGCTGGATTTCTCCAACAGGATCACCTTCAAGAGTCCGAAATTTAGTTTTTTCTTTGGTAGGAATGTAAAGTGTTGGTTGATACTCTACACGATCTTTGAATCGTTGACCATCATTAGAGATGCCACGGAATAAAATATTATTTCCTAGTGCAGATACATTTGTATAAAAACTCATTTATTTTTTTTATCAAAATCATGATATTTAACATAATTAACATTTAATTCATCTAATTTATTATAACACATTAAAATGTGTTTGTCAATCCAATTCTTCTTTGTATTGAATTGACCTACTACAAATAAAAATTGTAGGTAAACTAACCATACATATTTCATGACCCATCCTTCGATTTTGTTAAAAAATCACGAATTAACAAAACCATTTTTATAAACTACACCATTTTTAGTTTTAAGTGCAGTAAGTATTTTTCTACGATTACCCATCAAATTGTAACTACAATGTACCCATCCACTATTAGGATCATCTCCATCGTAGAACTCTAAAATGAGTTGGTCAAAATCTAAATTCTTTGCAATCCATTTTGCAAGGTCGGGATTTGGTGTTGAAAACGATTCAAAATCCGCTGCCTGGCCATTACAGTGTTGACTTGTTTTTGATCCACCAACCTTTGCGTTTAGTGCAAGACTTCTGTAGCCCGAATTGATTGTAATTATTCCAAACTGATCCCTTGATGGTTGTAAGATATGAATTGCAAGATGTGTCA